AGAGAGGTAGAGACGAATGGCCACGATAACACTAGGGAGGGACTAGGATATGTTTGAGAACTGGCAACCATTTTGGGACGTGTTGATACTACTAGCGGCATCTGGTATACTCACGGTTTGGTTATACATAAAGGGAGAACTAGACGAGTGACTTTCTATTGGGAACCTTTTTTGTGGGTAGTAGGAGGAGTACTAGGGGCGTGGTTCATAGGGCTACCGCTTCTCATAGGCTGGATGACATTTTTGTACATGATAGAAGAGGACGAAAACAATGATTAGAGAGACATGGGAGATGTGGGCAGACGAGTACCAAGAGTACTACGAGGCAGAGGACTACGAGGGCCTTGATGACATTGACGCATGGAAAGAGGAGGAGCAGAAGGTTATCGACGAGTTAATACAACGGATGCAGGGGGCATACAATGACGTTTGAAGAATACGAGCAGGGGTACTACTCTGGCGACTCTGAGGACCCTTCAGGGCCTTCAGAGGACCCAGAGACACACGATATGTTAGAGCATCTGGTAGAGTTTGAAACTGAGATGTTTCGTCTGGACTGCAGAAGAAGACTCAAGGGGCTGTCGTATAAACAACTTGAGACACTGCTGGTGGATCTACACGGGAGGGAATGGAAAGATGCGCTGTAGAGCTTGCGATAGAATCCTAGAGGAATCAGAACTGACACGGAAGGACTCACATGGTAATTTTTTGGATTTATGTGGTATTTGCCTTTTTGCTGCTGCTTCTGCGGGAGTAGATACAGAAACTATGGAATATTACCAATATGAGATATTTACAGAGGACAAAGATTATGATACCCTCTACTAAGGTATACTTAGGTATATATACTAAAGAAGAAGCAGTAGTAGTTACTACAGGAGTAAACTTATGTTAATCGACGAGAAGTCAATCTATGAAGTCACAGGCGGCGACTACTCCGTCTACTGCCTAGGCTACACGCAGGCTAGGACAGTGACCAATGACATCATGAGGCGTGACCCATGGGGTGGTATTCCCTTTGTGATACGTAAGGACCTTGAGCTATCTCTGGACGACCGTGGCAACGTGGTGATGACCAAGTCCACACTGGACAAAATCCTATTCATAGCCAGTGACGAACTACCGGAGGGTGACGAGTGAAACAACCAGAGAACGACCACGTAAAGCACTTTGGTAATGACGGCCCCATCGGTAACGACGCTGAGATCATTGTGTACTACGAGCAACACGGGCCAGCAGAACCAGTCCTACGTATACCCTTTTGGTACTATAAGGACGAACTAGAGTTGTTTGAGAACTTTGAGGCGGCAGTACGTAGGACAGCCAAGGCACTCGCAGAGTCCTACACGTACTGGCCCGAAGGGTATGTCCATGTTCAAACCATTATTAATGAGGAGTACGTAAACATCATATGAGAACATTCATAGCTAAGAGTCTCACCAATGTCTTCAGGTGGACAGCGGACACCTTCTTTGCCTCTAGGTACGGACACAGGGCCGTAGTCCTTGAGACAGTCGCAGGCGTACCACCTATGGTCGCAGGCATGATGATGCACCTTAAGTCCCTCCGAAAGATGGACGACAGAGGCCCGTACATTGCCAAGATGCTGGCAGAAGCAGAGAACGAGCGTATGCACCTCATGTTCTTCATGGAGATCACCAAGCCAACATGGTTTGAACGGTGGTTAGTCGTGGGCGCTCAGTTTGTCTTCTGGCACTTCTACCTGCTGCTGTACATCGCTAGCCCAAAGACAGCACACAGGATGGTGGCGTACTTTGAAAAGGAGGCAGTCAACAGTTACACGGAGTACCTCCGAATGGTAAAAGAAGGAGAAGTAGACAACGTGGACTGCCCAAAGATTGCCATACAGTACTATGACCTACCGGAGGACGCAAAGCTAGCAGACCTAATTATCAAAGTAAGGGAGGACGAGAAAAAACACAGTAAACTCAACCATTTGATTTCACTTTAGTGAAAGAGTATGATATACTATTAGTATGTCCTGAGGAATTCTCAGGGCTAACCAAAGCAAACCAATGCCGCGCCTAGCGGCGACTACGGAGATTATTCCATGACAGCAACAACAGTAGAAGGCGTAGTTAACTTCAGCAACTTGACCGCACACGACGTGTTCAATGGTCAATCAACTGGGGCCTACTCCATGACAGTAACATTGTCAGAAGAAGACGCTGCGGAGCTTGCAGCCAACGGTGTCAAGATCAAGGACTACCAAGGCAACAAACAACGCAAGTTCAAGTCAAAGTACGAGATCAAGCGCTTTGACGCAGAGGGTAACCCCTACACCGGAGAAGTTCCGTACAACTCCAAAGTCCGCCTGAAGTACAAGCTGGGACAGCCTCACCCAGTGCATGGCGTAGCGACCTACCTTGAGGCGGTCAAAGTCTTAGAAGAAGCAGAAATGACTACGGCTGATGCCGCAGACTTCTAAGTTCCTCAGGCACGAGAGTTGTCCGGAATGCGGTTCTTCGGACGCTCTCGCTATCTATGACGACGGGGGCCAACATTGTTTTGGCGCTGGTTGTGACTATCACGTTCACGGTGGAGACCATGGCATGACCTCAGAACTACCTAAGGCCAAGCCCCTGAATTTCAAGGGAGTGGTCTCAAGCATACCCCAACGGCGCTTATCTCAGGACACCTGTGGGCGCTACGGGGTCACCGTGGAGTACTCATCCACAGGTGAAATAGAGAAGCACTACTACCCCTACTACGACCTGTCTACGGGTGACCTGTGCGCGGCAAAGGTACGCGAGGTCAGGACCAAAGGCTTCATGTCAATGGGGGACGTAGGTAACGTCGGATTCTTCGGACAACAGCAGTGTAACCGGAACACCTACATCACGATTACTGAGGGCGAATTGGACGCCTTGGCAGTCTATGAGATGTCTGGGAAGCAATGGGACGTGGTTTCACTTCGGTCGGGCGCAAGTAACGCCGCCAAGGAGATCAAGGCCCAGCTGGAGTGGCTCGAAGGGTACGACACAGTGGTACTCTGCTTTGATAATGACAAGGCAGGAGAAGAAGCAGTAGAGCAAGTCAAGGACCTCTTCAGTCCTGACAAACTCAAAATCTGTAAGCTACCACTCAAGGACGCCAGTGACATGCTCATGGCAAATAGGGTTAAGGACTTTACGCAACACTGGTGGAACGCGAAGGTCTACAGGCCCGACGGTATCGTCGCTGGTACTGACACATGGGACAAGCTGGTAGAAAAGAGAAACGTCAAGTCAATACCTTATCCATGGGAGGGACTGAATCACATAACTAGGGGGCATAGACCGTATGAACTCGTTACGATCACTAGCGGCAGTGGTATGGGAAAGTCCCAATTTATCAGAGAAATCGAGTATGATCTTCTACGCCGATGCGAAGGCAATATTGGAGTCTTGGCGCTTGAGGAGGATTTGGCCAGAACAACGCTTGGTATCATGTCGGTGGCGGCAAACAGGCCCCTTCACTTGGAAGAGGACACGCCTGTGGACGAACTTCGACCGTTTTGGGAGACCACACTGGGAACAGGACGTTACTACCTATTTGACCATTGGGGGTCAACGTCGGCTGATAACCTACTCGCCCGTGTTCGCTACATGGCAAAAGCACTTGACTGCAGGTACGTCATACTGGACCACCTGTCCATCGTCGTCAGTTCTCAGGAATCAGGGGACGAACGGAAGGCCATTGACGAAATCATGACTAAGCTACGGACTCTGGTGGCTGAGACGGGGATTTGTCTGTTCCTCGTGTCACACCTGAGACGTTCCCAAGGCAAGGCCCATGAGGACGGCGCTCAGATATCCTTGGGTGAACTTAGGGGTAGCCAAGCCATTGCACAACTGTCCGACATTGTCATTGGTATGGAACGAGATCAACAGCACGAGAATGAGGACGTGAGAAATACCACGACTGTACGAGTGTTGAAAAACAGGTACACCGGAGAAACTGGACCTGCCTGTTGGCTGGCTTATGATCGTTCTACAGGTCGTCTGTCGGAAGTCGCTAATCCACACATAGGGGACGACTTTTGATTTACCTTGACTTGGAAGCCGACGGTCTCAACCCTAAGCGCATATGGTGTGTTGTGACACGGGAGAATGGAGTAAACACTGTACATAGAAACTCAAAGTCCCTCTGTAAGGCTCTAGGAGGCTCTGTGAGCGTTTGTGGACACAACCTGATAGGTTACGACCTCCCAGTGCTAAAACGTCTCTGGGGCGTTTCTGTGGCTCCTGAGCGCATAGTGGATACTCTGGTACTGTCTAGGTTGTACGACCCAAGCAGACCCGGTGGACACTCCCTAAAGGTCTGGGGTGAGCTTCTGGGCTTCCCCAAAGGTGACCACGACGACTGGTCCTGCTTATCTACTGCTATGATTGAGTACTGTGAGCGTGACACAGAAGTCACAGAGGCCGTACACAAGCAGTTAGTCAAGGACATGTCAGGGTTTGACCAGCGGTCCATCGACTTGGAACATAAGGTGCAGTACGCTGTACAACAACAGGAGCGTAATGGGTGGGTCTTGGATCAAGAGTTGGCCTATGACCTTTTAGCAACATTTAAGGAGAGAATGAATGAAATTGAAGAGGAGTTGCAGGAGAAGTTTCCGCCTATCGTACATCAAAGGTGGTCTGAAAAAACAGGCAAACGCCTTAAGGATAGAGTCGAGATATTTAATGTTGGATCTAGACAGCAAATTGCGAGGCGTTTATCGACGCTTGGTGTGGTCTTCGATAAGGTTACGGAGAAAGGGAATCCCATCGTTGACGAGGCTGTACTAGACACTATTGACCTGCCAGAGGCTAGGTCCATTAGTGAGTACCTGATGCTACAAAAGAGATACGCACAGGTCCACTCATGGCTAGAACATGTGCAGGACGATGGAAGAGTTCATGGCCGTGTCATTAGTAACGGTGCAGTCACTGGACGCATGACCCACCAGAGTCCCAACATGGCTCAAGTCCCAGCAAGCCACAGCCCCTACGGGCATGAGTGTCGCTCCTGCTGGACTGTGCCACAAGGGAAGAAACTAGTAGGTTTCGACGCCAGTGGCCTTGAGCTACGAATGTTGGCACACTACATGGACGATAAGGAGTTTACCAATGTCCTCCTCACCGAAGATATACACACAAGAAATCAACTGGCTGCGGGGCTGGAAACAAGACCTCAAGCTAAAACTTTCATCTACGCTTTCCTCTACGGAGCAGGAGACGCAAAGATTGGAACCATCGTTGGAGGAAGCGCAAAGGACGGCGCAGACCTTAAGCGACGATTTCTATCAAATACACCTTCTCTTGAAAGTCTACGAGACCGCGTTGCTAGAGCATCTGGGCGAGGTTATCTCACAGGACTTGATGGACGTAGACTTAGAGTTCGATCTGAACATGCTGCACTGAACACATTACTTCAGGCGGCAGGGGCTATCGTGATGAAGCAAGCGTTGGTCATCTTGAACAACTACGCACGTCAGTGGAAACTTGACTATAAATTCATAGGTAATATACATGACGAAGTACAATCGGAGGTGGCTGCAGACCAAGCAGAGAAGTACGGCTGGCTCGCAGTGGAGTGCCTCAAGGCGGCAGGTATGGAGTTCAATCTCCGATGTCCCCTTGACGGAGAATACAAAGTTGGAACAACGTGGGCAGAAACTCACTGAGGTAAACGTATGAAAAGCGTATACACACTGGTCTCTGACATCTACAAACTTATGGAGACGAAAGAAGTAGCAGAAGGCGTGGACCTAGAAGCTAACATTGAACTCTTCGGTGAGAACGTCAAGGACCTCATGCGTAAAGAGTTTGGTGAAAAGCGAAGCGACGGACGTAAGCTACGCATGTCCAACATTGGGCGCGAGGACCGCTACCTCTGGAACGTCTACAATGACGTAGAGAAGTCCGACGACATACAGGGTCACACCTATGTTAAGTTCCTCTACGGTCACCTTATTGAAGAGATGCTATTGTTCCTAACTAGAGCTGCAGGTCATGAGGTAACGGATGAACAGAAGAAGTGTGAAGTTAACGGTATTACAGGTTCGATGGACTGTAAAATCAACGGTATTGTTACTGACGTTAAATCTGTATCGACTTATGGGTTTAGGAAATTCAAAGACGGCACACTGGCTTATGACGACCCATTTGGCTACGTGGCTCAAATTAAAGGATACGCATATTCAGAAGGTGCTACTAAATTTGGATGGTTAGCCATGGACAAGCAGAATGGACACCTGACGTACCTCATGTACGATCAGGAGGACACTCAGGCTCCAGTGTATGACTTAATCAGCTATGACATCAAGGAGCGGATTGACCACGTAAAAAAGCTAGTGGAGCATCCAACCCCACCCGACGTATGCTACGGCACTATCGCAGATGGAAAGAGTGGGAACCAGAAACTCGCCGTCGGATGCTCCTACTGTTCCTACAAAAAGGTATGTTGGCCTACCGTTCGCGCCTTCGCCTACTCTTCAGGTCCAAGATATTTAACGGAGGTTATTAATGAGCCGAAGGTCCAAGAGATCGCGCTTTCGTAGCACATTTGAAGAAGACGTTTCTAAACTACTAAAGGGTTTTGATTATGAGCCATTCACCGTCCCCTACACCATTGAGCGCAGTTATCGTCCTGATTTTGTTCACAGCGCCTCTGGTGTTCTCGTGGAGTGCAAGGGGTACTTCAGGGACGGAGACACCAAGAAGTACACCAGTGTCAGAGATAGTCTGCCAGCAGGACAAGAGCTAGTGTTTGTCCTCATGCAACCCAATAAGAAGATACGCAAGGGTGCTAAAATGACTATGTCAGAATGGTGTGACAAAGAGAAAATTTTATGGTATACTATAGAGACACTACAGGAGTTGATTGACCATGTCGCTAACACTAGAGGAAGTTAAGGAACGCCTCTTAAAAACCTTTGACCCAGACGACCTACTGGAGGCCCTACAGATAACCTCAGAGCAGATACTGGAAAGGTTTGAGGACAAGCTAATCAATAGACTGGATATGTTTGAACAAGAGCTAGAGGAGGAAGAGAATGAGTATTGATGACGCGACTCCCGAAGAGTGGGACACAGTTAGAGCATTAAACAAATTGTCCATTAGGAAGCCGAAGCAGGCAGACCCTGTGGAGCAACCTAACCATTACAACAAGGGAGCAATCGAAGCCATCGAAGCAATCAAAGCGTCCATGCCCGAACACGAGTTCAATGGTTATCTTAAGGGTAACGCACTGAAATACCTCTGGCGCTATGACTACAAAGGCAAGCCCGTAGAGGACTTACGCAAGTGCCGTTGGTACATCGACAGGCTTATCAAGGAGATAAACCAGTGAAACGACTACTTCTGCTGCTTCTCCTGTCTGGATGTGTGTCTGAGCCTGACACAAGAATCTGTGCTGACTACGGTTCGTACACGATTGTAAAACAAAAGTGCATTCCTCTGTACGGTGTTTTGATTTGTGCAGACGAAGAAGTAACAGAGGTGTTTTGTAAACGATACTTTGAAGAGGAAGAAGATGATAGCAAGATACGAAATGGATAAACTGTTACAAGAAATTTTTAAGATTTCGTTGAAGGAGAAGGAAAATTAATGGACGCATATCAACAATACATTCACAAGTCACGGTACGCTCGTTACCTACCAGAAGAACAGCGACGGGAGACTTGGGAAGAAACAATTGACAGATACTTGACCTTCTGGATAGAGAAAAATAAGCTTACTCTTGAGGAAGCCAACGGCATCTTTTCAGACATTCATAGTCTAGATGTAATGCCCAGTATGAGAGCGTTGATGACTGCTGGCGAGGCTCTTGACCGTGACAATGTAGCTGGCTTTAACTGTAGCTACTTGCCCATCGACCATCCTAAAGCGTTTGACGAGATGATGTACGTCCTGATGTGCGGTACAGGCGTAGGCTTCAGTGTTGAACGTCAGTACGTATCAAAGCTACCTGAAGTAGCGGAGGACTTTCATGACACCGATACCGTTATACACGTCGCCGACTCTAAAATTGGCTGGGCTAAAGCATACAGAGAACTTATTAGCTTGCTCTATTCGGGTCAGCTTCCAAAGTGGGACGTATCTGGAGTACGACCTGCAGGCTCAGCCCTTAAGACTTTCGGCGGTAGAGCATCTGGTCCAGAACCTCTTGTCGATTTGTTTAACTTCACCGTTGACATCTTTCGGGAGGCTCATGGACGTAAGCTCTCCTCAATCGAATGTCATGATCTCTGCTGTAAGATTGCACAGATCGTCGTTGTCGGGGGAGTCCGCAGAAGCGCTCTCATCAGTTTGTCTAACCTCACTGACGATAGACTCCGACGATGCAAGTCAGGCCAGTGGTGGCAGGACAATCCTCAACGTGGTCTAGCCAACAACAGCGCATGTTACACAGAGAAGCCAGACTTTGAGGCATTTTTAAATGAGTGGAAAAGTTTGTACGAGTCCCGCTCCGGAGAACGAGGTATGTTCTCTAGAGTCGCTAGTCAAAAGCAAGCTGCAAAGAACGAGCGACGAGACGCTACCTATGATTTTGGAACTAATCCATGTAGCGAAATCATCCTCCGACCCTATCAGTTCTGTAATCTATCAGAAGTTGTTGTCAGGGCGTCCGATACGCTGTCAGACCTCAAACGAAAAGTACGTGTTGCAGCTATCCTTGGGACTCTTCAGGCTACCTTGACTGACTTCCGCTACTTACGCAAAGTATGGCAGAACAACACAGAAGAAGAAGCATTACTTGGTGTGTCGTTGACAGGTATCATGGATCATCCAACCCTATCAGGAAGGAGAGACAAAGGTGTACTTAAAACTTGGCTTACTGAACTCAAGGAAGAAACGATTAGAACTAATGCGGAATGGTCTAAGCGTCTTGGCATTCATGTTTCTACTGCCATTACTGCTGTTAAACCTTCCGGTACTGTTAGTCAGTTGGTTGACTCTGCATCTGGCATCCATCCTAGATATGCGAGCCAGTACATTAGACGAGTAAGAGCAGACGCAAGAGACCCTCTGTGTCAAGTCTTAGAGGCCGCAGGAGTGCCTGTAGAGGACGACGTAATGTCACCCACTACCAAGGTATTCTCCTTCCCTATAAAATCCCCTGAGGGGGCTGTGGTGGCCTCTGAGATGGGAGCAATGGAACAACTTGAGCTATGGGAGATTTATCAGGACTACTGGTGTGAGCATAAGCCGTCCATGACATGCTACTACCGTGATGATGAGTTTCTTGAGGTAGGCCAGTGGCTGTACAACAAGTTCGACAAGATAAGTGGAGTATCGTTCCTCCCTTATTCCGAACACACGTACCAACAGGCCCCTTACGAACCCATAGACTTAGAGACCTATGAGAAGCTGAAGAAGGAGTTTCCTGAGTCCATCGACTGGACAATCTCAGAAAACTCCGACATGACGGAAGGGTCTCAGCAGTTAGCCTGCACGGGTAACAACTGCGAGTTGTAACTTACGGGGCTTCGGCCCCTTTTTTAACGAGGTGTATACATGGATATCAAGCGTGACATAGAAATCCGAATCAAAGTTCTTGAGAGCAAGTTAACCAAGTCCATACCTGCTGCTCGCAACAACGAGATACGTGGAGAGATTATGGGCCTAAAGTGGGTGCTGGAGCGTATCTAGCGCTCCTCTTCTTGCTCTTTGGACACTAAGACGCCAGTAAGCATACCAGTGCGTCCTATGTTACCCAACGCCTCTTTGTAGTCAGCACGAGTAGGGTCTCCTTTGTACTCTACCATGACCCTTTGCTGGTATTGCTGGTTGCTTTCTTTTGGTCTCTTTGAAATTCCTGTTATCTCTTCTATCTTAGCAACACTAGGTTCGGTCTTAGGTGTTCGTGGAGCAGAGGCTTTACCCTTGGTTCCGACCTTAAAGGACTCCATAGGCACTACATTGATTAACGATGTACCACCCACAGGGTCCATACCAAAGAGGTCATGGCCGTCAGAAATCATTGTGTACACTGTGTCTGTGTTTGTGTCGATAGCAATGAAATCATTGACGCCGCCTAAGTCCTGAGCAGTAGATCTGTGAGACGCAGAGTAAGAATAAACGCCGTCTGCTACTTCGTTAACTTCTAACTTTTTCTGCCCATCAAAGTAGTCCAAGATCTTCTGCTGTCGCTCGTTAGGGTTCTTCGCAAGCTTGGCCTTGAAGTAGTCCTGCATAAACCTAGCTTTTTCTACGGCCCCTGACGTGGTGTTTAGGACGTTCTTAGGTAGAACTTCTTTGAACACTGCTTCTCGAACCTTTAGGGCGTCCGAAGCGTTGCCTACAGTACGAATCATTCCGTAAAAGTCCTTGTCGTTCATGTCTGGAAACGCTTTTCTAGCAAGGTCTATCGTGGGCTTACTCGAAAGCAGTACGAGAGAAGGAGTAGCAGTTCCACCGCCTAAGGCTTCCGCCTGTAGCTTTTCCCCTGACTCCTGACGACGAACAACAAGTTGCGTACCGCCGGGAGTTGTAGGTGTGTCGTGTATTTTGTACAGGTGGTTCATGGCTCTGTCTAGGATTACGTCCGGTACGTCTGTTGTGCCTCTGACCGCTTGTCTAGCCCGTGGTCTGTCTGCCATGTCAAAAGCGTCGTCCACGTATCGCTGCATTTCAACTGAGCTACCTACGACGGTATCACGGTCAGGGGTCATGCGTCTCTTCTGTTGTGCGTCGATAAAGGCGCTTTCTCTCATGCTGCCTTCCCGTACAGCCGCTTTAGGGTCGGTGACGTATTCTTGTCTTCTTCCTCTGCCTGTGCCCATAACTCTTGTTTTAGCTATGGCCTCAGGCATAAACATTTCGTACATAGTGTTAGGAATAGCGCCTACAGCAGGGCCAGCGACCGCCTGTAGTTTACTAGCTACGTCTGGAGATCGGTAGAAACCCTCAAGACGAGTAGGCAGGTTTTCTGCCAAGGTGTTTAAAGCGTTTCCAAAAAGCGTACCAGAACCCCTAAGCCCTGCCAGTTCTGCTACGTTGCCTATTGCTTGCGCTTGTCTTGGGTATTCAGCAGCAAGTTGTTTTACGCTTTCTGGGGTTATAGCAGAGACCGCCTGTCCTATAGTTTCCGTCGGTAATACTGAACGAGCAGCACCTGTGATAGGCGAAGTCAACATACGAGTTATGCCAGTAAGCTCATTAAGGGTTCCGTAACCTATATCCTCTGCAGTTTCTCCTGAAAACAAAGAATCTCTAGGTCTAAAAAGCTCTTCCTGAGAAGCTTGGTACTGCTCAAGTCCTCCACGAAAGTCCTCTGCGATGTTACCAGCAACGGCTGTTACAGGACTAGCCATGCCCCTACCTACGAGTCTTCCAGCTTCTCTGGCCTTGGGGCTTGCCCTAGAAGCCCCTTTGCGTAACGCTAAATACTCTTCTCTCTTCTTCTGAAAGTCACTCACTCTCTTCTTCCTTAATGTCTTCGCGCGTCTGGTCAATAAGGTCAACGATAAGTAGACGGTCCATCTCTAATTCTTTCAGGGCAGTGCCTTTGGTAAGAGGAATGGCTTTGTCAATAGCAGAAAGCATAGATGCATAAATTCTTGCTTGATTGCGCGGCTTAAGTGTCTGTATTGTAAGGTACGTTGTAGCACCTAAAGTACCAGCACCTAAAGCAGGTATAGCACCGCCAGTAAGACCTAAGGCTGTAGTACCTGTTGCACTAAGGGCTAGAACAGTGTTGGGCAAAAGGTCTACAGACTGTAGGTTACGTACTGCACGACTAACTACGTCCCTAGCTTCTGCGTTACGCTTAGGTAACATGTCTTCCATAGCTGTGATGCCGTGGAACTGTTTAGTCAACAGGTTGTGAAGTTTGTCTCCACGGGTGTTGGCCTTCAGTGTGTCGTTAAGTACGCCACGGATCTTCCTAGCTGCAATAGACTTAGCGTTAGGTGTTCCGTCAAAGTTGTTGATTAGGTCATCAAACCTACGTCGAACCTCTAATACACCCACAAGATCTGAACCACTGGTCTGCACAGACTCAAGGACAATTTCTGACAGCTCATTAAGCTGTTTCTGGATGTCGCCGCTTGCTATACGAACGACGGGGTCTTTTAGGACTTCATCAACAGCCCCTTGCATGTCCTTTAGAAACCTGTCAGCGTCAATGGCCTTGTTTTGAGCAATGATGATCTTGTCAGTCGTTTGTTTAGCCGCATCGGTTTCTTTTTGTACTTGACGATAATTGTAGGTGTACGAGCGGTTTGGCTTTACGCCCTTCATGTCGGTAACTGTGTCGATGACCAAGTTGTCAAACTCATTAGGCTCCCACGTCTTTGTACGTAAGACGCCTTTTTCTTCAAACACGTCTCGCATCTCTGGTGTCACTGGTTCCAACAGAAGAGTAACGCCGTCCTTCTTGTTTTCTCTTACGAGCCTAGTGGCTTCCTTTTGTGCACCTCTTTTAGCTATGTCTAGTCTTGGGATGTCTGGTCTAGGGCTGAACAAGAGTCCTACGTCCACAGCTGACTCAAACCGTTCTGCAGCTTCTGGCATACGCTCTTTGAATGCTTGGTAGCCTGCGTCGCCCAGAGAAGCTGCTTGAGCCGCTAATCGGAAGGCTTCAGTGTCTTTAATCCTGTCGTAGGCTGCTTCTGCTCCTTCCTTAACTGCATTAGGAATCCAAGAACTAAGATAGGTAGCCAGTGTTGCACCGCCTGCCCTAGCTGCCTGAGAGCCTCCAATGAGAGCCAACTCTGGCGCTCTGTAAAGCTTCTCTAAAAGGCTTGGGTCGTCTCCTGTGACATTTTGAAAACGACGAGATACCTCAGGACCGAACTGCTCTAGTTCTTCCCTGAGAGTTTCTCGTGCAGCCATCTCAGGTTCAAACCCACGAAGAGCAGGAGGAGTAGTAGAAGGAGTACTCAAAGGAAACGTCTGTCCCCCTACAATACCTACCTGCGCTCCTGTTTGTGGATTAGTGGCGGTCTTAAGAGGCAACCACTGTTGTCCGTCCCAGTATACTTTTTTACCTGTTGTTGGATCAGTTGCTGTCTTCATATTATTAGTCCACTACGTATGTTACGCCGCCTACTGTTACTGTTGACCCCGCAGTCAAATCAGTGTCGTCAACCTCAGGTTCCACCCTTTCTGGAGGCATGTCAACCAGAGGATAGAAAGCCATAGCTGACTTTTCGTTTCCCTTTAGTTGATTATCTACGGCCCCTCTTAAGCTGTTGTATTGCTTAATTGTTCGTACGTTTTGTTTCCTAATAATACTCAACATTCTACGCATAGTTTCAGGACTCATACCGATGTCGCCTGCTACTACTTTTTCTGCAAACTCTCTGTCCTTGTCTGACAAACCTGTACCAGCACCTAAGTTGGTAATGTAGTCAGCAACACGAGCGCCTGCTAATGCAGCGTACTGTTCCGTGTTTTCGATTTGGTCTGCTTCTGATATGTCAATCCCTGCTACACGTGCTGCTCTAGCAACGTCCATTCTAAACGTAGCACCGTAGCCTGTAAACATGTTGTCAAGGTTTTCAAGGGACGTGTCAATAGACTCAATACTGGTTACAGCTTTGTTTGCAGCATCAAGGCCGTCTGACAAACGACCAACGCCTTCACCCATGATTTTTTCAGCCATTGTGCCGCTGAGGTTTTCAATGCGTTGAACCTCAGGTGGCGCTCTACGTAAACCTAGTTGTTGAGCAGAGACCCACGTGTTGTTTTCTCTGTCGTACACCTGCCCTCCTTCTGTACGGAAAGGCATTACTTGACCGTCCTTCAAAAAGAACTCAATGTCGCCACCACGTTGACCTGTAAGCACGTCGTTAAACACTTGGTCAGGCGCTTGGCCTAGTCCCAGTTCCTTAAACAATTTGTCACTGATACCACGCTGCCTAGCTAACTGCTTACGTTGGGCTGGTGTTTGCGTTGGCATGTTCTTGAGGCGGAAGTCAATCATAGTACCTACAAGGTCACCAAGTTCTTTAGTGTCAGTCACGTTTTCAATTTGTTCTGCTAAACTGTCAAGACCTAAGTTTTCAGCTTGAGTTTTGATTTGTACTTTTCGATTCGATAAAGCCTGCTGTTGAACATTTCTTTCGATCATGTCTCTCGCAGCACTAGCAAACTGCATTGCGCTTTTCATGTCTCCTTGAGATTGATAAAACTGCGCCAACTGGCTCAAACCCTCTGGTGTGTTAGGGTCCATACCAGACAGCATTTGCTGTTGAGCCATTTTACGTGGCCTTGCACCAAGCTGTTGTGCAGTCGTGAACAAACCTTGCTGATACGAAGGCTGCAAAAGACCCTGTAAAAATTGTGTTGAAAACTTAGCCATTTGTAGCCTCCAATTAAAACGGAAGAAGACGGAACAGGCCGCCACCGGACGGATCAAGTCCTATTACGTCGTCTAGGAACTCAGACATAGACTTACCAGTACCTAAAATACCGCCCCCGCTGCCGCCTCCGGTTCCTCCAGTTGTTCCACCACCAGTACCGCTTACGTACGTGGGCTGTAACGCTTGCTGCAATAAGCCTGTGCCAATCTGACCCATGAGGTTAGCTTGGCCGATGCCTGAGGACAGGAGAGCCTCAAGACCGCTCATTTCAGCTTCACCGAACATACCAGCGCCTGACAACTGTCCACGTTGGGCTAGTTGAGCAGTGGTCAAAGCAGGCTGTGCTGCGGCAGTCAACTGTGCCTGAGGTACAAAACTACCTGCTAAAAACTGACCGCCTAAAGCCGCTTGTTGTGCTTGCTCTGCTTGCGCCTGTTGCATTGCAGTCAACATAGCGCGATTACGGGCTTCTTCTTGCGCTGTAGCCAGTGCTAACTGCTCTGGTGTAGCACCGCCAAAAGCAGCAGAGCTTGTACCAAGGCGGCCTTGCGACAGTAAACGCTCTTCTAAAGCCAAACGCTGGCGTTCCTCTTCAGGCTGCATAGCCATTCTCATGCGTTCAAACACAGCTTGCTCACGGGCATCCACGGGCTGCTGGGCTTGGCCGTAGAACTGACCAGCGCCTCCCAAAAGCTGCTGTTGTAGTGCTGCCTCTTCTGGAGACACGGTCATCGTAGTCCCACCTTCAGGACCAACACCCATCATGCCACCAGTAGCAGTAGTCACAGTAAACGGCTTAAACTCTGTTTGCTCTAGGCCCTGACGTGCAATCTGAGACGCCTCACGTCTAGCCCTTTCGCCTACGTCACCCAGACGTTGGTACGCCTGTTGTGCAAGTAGAGCGCCTGCGCCAGTACCTAAAGCCTGTTGACCGCCAGTGCTGCCCAAGAAACCACCAATGCCGCCTAGTATACCACCTAGGGTGTCTGCAATGGTGTTGGTTTGTGTAGTACCAGAAGCAGGCAATGTTCCACTAGGTTGTGCTGACATAACCATATCTATTATTTGTTGTTCAGACAGGCCAGAAACACTGGGAGGGCTTCCTATTATTGAGCTCATATTTGGGTTTATCATAACAGTTTACCTATCAAAGCCATTACGTTAATCTCCTGTAGCGACAAAGGTGACCCGTCAATTTCTGACTCTAAGCCGACCTGTACACTTGTTCCGTATCCGGTGGTGTTGAGGCTACGTTGATTTGTTAGCTGTCCACCTGTAAATTCTACTGTTGTATACTCACTTTCACCGTAGAAACCAGTTATTTGGTTTCCTACAGTAAATTCCGTTGTTGCGTATGTTGTGTCGAAGTCATACGCCCACTTCATAAATACTGTTGCATTATTTGCACCCACTAATGTGGGCTTCAACTTCTTCAAAATCTTGATTCTAGAGCTATCACCAAACGTCAAGCTTGGGCTGTAGTAACGAAAGCGGTAACCAAGGTTGTTGTCTTTAAATCCTTCATACTTACTAATCCCGTTAGTTGTGCCTATTTGTAAGTCACCGTTTTCTAACCTAGTATATGCAGTAAAGCCAGTAGAAGGCCATCGAGTTGTTCGATAAGAACCATTTTCCAATGTGCCTCTAACGTCAAAACAATATGTAACATTTTGTCCAGTAAAGGTTAGTAAGTAGAAGCCCTCCTCAGGACTGTACACAGACCTAAAAAACTCTGTTTCATTCTGTAGTGCAGCAATGATGTCCTTAGTAATGTTACCGGACAAACTGCTAATAGGCATTGACTTTTCTTGTATTGTTCTACCAAAGCTCTTGAGTCCTGTGTGTGACAAGAACAATACGTCTGTACCTGTGTACTGCACAGTGTCTCT